TTTTAACATGTGGAAAACCTACTAGAACAGGTAAAATATTTCTCAAAAAAGATATGGAAAGAGAATTAGCCAAACATAAAGATGGGTTTTTATTATGTGAGTATGAACCATCGACAACAGAACTTGCTATCAATTCTATCACTGTACAGTATAGGAATGCAGTATGCACGTTAAGTAACTTTCAATTTGAAGGGAATGTGTTATATGCGGATTGTGAACCATTAGATAATGATATGGGTAAAGCATTCAACTCAGGCACTTCTTATTTTGGAGTTAGAGGGTTAGGGAAGATAGATGCAACTGGATTAGTAACTGATTTAACACTTATAACATTTGATGCATATAAGCATGATTATGTATGTAGACACATTCCGTCCAATCCAGAATATCTAACTAAAAGACTACTTACATACAAATATCTTGAACTATCATATGTTGCTCGTGTAGAAATTGCAATGGAACTAGAATTATGGGATGTACAGTTTGATATGTCTCGTGATGATGAATTGGCAGCGTTCCTTAAAGTAGTAGAAGAGTGCGGTGAGAAGGGTCTAATGGATAAATTTGAAACTTTGGTTAATGGTAAAACAAAAAAGGATAATCCTATGCCGAAAGTATTTTTAGGTGGAACATGCAATAAATCAGATTGGAGAGAAAGGTTAATCAAGCTTCTGAAGATAGATTATTTCAATCCTGTAGTAGATGATTGGACTGAAGATTGCATGGCTGAAGAGATCAAACAACGAGAATCGTGCGAGTTTTGTTTGTATGTAATTACTCCAAGAATGACAGGAGTATATCCCATTGCTGAAGTGATTGATGATAGTAATAAACGTCCAGAAAAAACTATCTTTTGTTTTGTAGAGAAGGATGGGGTTACTCAATTTACTGATGTCCAACTCAAATCATTGAAGGCGGTTGGTGAAATGGTAATCCGAAATGGTGGGCATTGGAGCCAAACCTTAGAAGACGTTGCTAACTTTTTGAATAACATGTAGAGGTATTATAGTGATTAGTCAAACATTTATAGAAAGAAATATGACTAGAGATAGATATGGTGAGACATCTCCATTAAAATTGAATGTGCTACAACGGTATGCACTGAGATCTATCAATAAACATACAGAAACAATAATGTTACATTCTAGACAAGTGGGTGTTGATAAATTACTATCATGCATATGTGCATATTACATGACTGTTCAACATGAGAATGTTGAGATAGCATATGTAGATAGAAGTTGGGATTCAGTTGGTCGATTTATAGAAAAATGTATACGCAAAATAGATAAATTTCCAAAAGCACTTCAAGTAGACTATGTGACTAAGGGTCCTAATATCATACGTTTAACAAATGGGTGTACGATATATGGAGATGTTGTAGCACCTAACCGTCAACATGCTGAAAAAGTATTGTGCTCGAAGCAACCAAATATAGTAATAGTCAATAATGCTGGATGGATTGCTCATATGGCGGAAGCTTGGCCTGTTATGATGGGAATAGCCGCCCGTGCATATCAGCAAAAAGATCCTCTATATAAAATGATAATAGCATCATCTGGTGGAAGTGGTGATACATGGTTTCAAAATACATGGAATGATACAATGATGGGACAGACTGGTTTTACACCATTGTATATGCATTATGATTATCTAAATGAAGATGAGTATATGAATGCTGATACGATTAAGAATTTGACAGCGTCTCATAGTACCAGAATGAAGAAAGAATTTGAATTAATCTAGACATAAAATCAAACAAAAAAATGGGAGCCCTCAACGGACTCCCATTTTTTCACGAATGAAGTTCACTCAGTTGTTCCTGCACACTCTTTCAACAATTGATCTAACCCGGTAATTGACGGATGTGTAGTAACCACATTCGCTGGCAGAGTTCCCTCCTCTACCAGATACCGTATGTCTGCCCGGATGATCTTCAGAGCATTCTCCATCTTCACCAACATCTCCGCCATCTTCTTGTACTCTTCATACGCATTGTCCGAGTGGTCCCATGTTACTACCCAGCCTCGTCCTTGATTGGCATTATCCTTCAGTCGTTTGAGAGGTATCTCCCCGCTTACACCATATCTTTTCCGAAAGTTTTTGGCCCAAGCCTCATTAGCTTCCGTAGGCCACCACCACGGCCGTTCTGCCATATCACAACTCCGGACGAGGAGGTGGTAATGTCATCGGAGTTGCCAACCCATCCCGTGTATATGAGTACAACCTCATATCAAAGTCGTTAAGATCGTAGTCTCCAGTGAACTTTCCTTGAGAATAGATCCAATTCATGAGGCTGTATAACGCCGCGGTTACAGTCTCAGTAAGGAGCTTCTTAATGAGATCACAATCGGCGTTATCAGGAAGCTCTCGTTGCGCCCATGCAATGGGTCCATCTTCGTGACAATTGCGATGATACTCCACGTGGATGATATGTACTTCAGACATTTATACACTCAGTCCTTTCAGATACGTTGTTGGACCAGCTACTTTTAGTAGGCCTGGTGTTCTGCGATTACGGTTGCGACTTCTGCGTCGATAAACGCATTGAAAAAGGCGTAATTGAATTCGTACCATTTCATTCGTTCCAGCAACCATTCGTTATGCTGAACGCGGGTTGTAGCAACGACATTGATCTCATTCATAGAGATCATCGGCAACGTTCCCTTTACCCCGGTGTCATCCGGTTTGAGGAATCTGCGCCCGATACACGACATCATCACATGCTTGTTAATTTCAAAAAGTGTCATGGGTTTCTTTCTACCAGATATCCTGGCTGGTTGCGACTAATCGTTTCGTTTCATCCAACTCCCAGTGGAGCAGGTCCATCTCACACCGTAACTTATCCAATAAGCTCATCTTCCCTCCGTTAGTGTGCTTCATACACTATTTAATATATATGGTTCTATGCATAGAACCCGACATTCTTATAGGTATCTATATAAACGCTAAACACCACAATCTAGTTGATTCTAGCAAGGACAAAGTTATGAATTTAGTTTAGTGAAAGTCGATTCCTTTTACTTGGAGGTATTTGAATTATGGCTTATGTATCACCGGGTGTGTATACGAAAATTATAGATCTTTCTGAATACGTTAGAAATGTCCCCAGCACGATTGGGTTTATTTGTATTGTGTCTGAGAAGGGTCGAGACAATGAGTTAATCTTTACAAACGCAAGAGATTTCTACATGGAGTTTGGTGAACCAAACATTAACTATGGTGGATCAACTTACGGACAGGGTATGTATGTTGCAGACTCGTTCCTTAGGAATTCTGATTCATTATATGTCATCCGTGTTATGCCAGAAACAGCAACTTATGGAAATATGTTGTTTGTTGGTGAGAACACTGGATACTATGGGACTGATCAAACATCCACACTAGCACTTACATCTGCTACAGGAATGAATGATGGTTCTGAAGTTGATTTAATTGTGAATTCAGTGGATCTATCTGAAACTGTAGCAGACAATGTTCCTGCTCCATATGACACAGCAGAGTATACATCTGCGTTGATGATCCGTGGACGTGGACGTGGAGAATGGTACAATTACTTTAAGATTTCCATTACTCCTCATGCTAATACAGTACGTGCAGCAGAAGGCATTTATGTATTGGATATTTACAAGAGACAAGAAATACAAGATTATGACCCAGACACTGGTCAGTGGGTAGATTCATATGGAATCGAAGCAACATTTGAAATATCCTTTAATCCAGAGAAGATGGAATCAGGTTTATCAATGTTTATTGAAGACGTAGTTAATCAATATTTTGATGATCTTGTGGTTGTTGCTGATCGTGATTCCTGCCGTGCAATGGAATTATCTGGATGTGATTGGTCACTTCCGTTCCTAGATGGCGCAGTCATTCTTGCCAATGGTGGTGGAGATGATGATCTCTTTGTAGAAACCTTAGATGTTGTTAAGGCTACTACATTACTTCAAAACGCATATACTGGTACACTTGCAAGAGTTAACAATGACTATGAAGGTTATGGTAATCCAGATTATGTTGATGAAGTACTTGATACAGATAACTACTACTTTACCATTGTACTTGATGGTGGTTATCCAAGAGATGTCAAAACATATATTCATGACTTAGTAATTGATCGTGCAGACTGTGTTGCCCTTATGGATATCGGTGATAACAAATCTGCAAGTGCCGCAATTACAGCACGTCAACTGTACTACACATTCAATACCTATCATGTAGCACTATATGACAGTTATTCTAAGATCAGTGATAAATTTACTGGAAGAGATATTTGGGTCACTCCTGTATATCACTTGGCTAACATTGTTCCTTATACTGACAATGTTGCAGAACTTTGGTGGGCACCTGCTGGGTTCAACCGTGCAACTCTTCCAAAGATTAAGAGAATTCGTTATAGTCCAAGGCAAGGTGATAGAGATCAATTGTATCTTGAGCAAATTAACCCAATTGTTAAGTTCAACGTTGGTTACACTGTTTGGGGTCAGCTCACTTCACAGAAGCGTCCTACAGCAATGCAAGACTTAAACATTACTCGTTTGGTTCTTTATATCAAACGTGCGCTTGAGCAATTCTGTAAGTTCTACATATTCGAATTGAATGATGAAGAGACTTGGGGTCGTATCAGTAGCAATATTGATAAGTTCCTCAAGATGATTCAGAACAAGCGTGGTTTGTACAATTATAGTATAGAGGTTGGTGCATCTGAATACGAGATTAAGGCAAAGCAGTGTCATGTCAATATTACTCTTAACCCAACTCGTGTGATTGAGCAAATTCACCTGAATTTCTACATTATCTAGATTACACATTTATTAGATGGCAATTAGGTGGGCCCTTCGGGGTCCACCATTTTTCACGTCGAAAAATGATGGCACCCTTTCGGATGCCATCATCTAAGAGAAGGAAAGATCACGTAAGAGGGGGAGGGCCCTCTTCATCACATGCTTTGAGTGTTGGAGGAGACCCAAAGACGTGTATATTGTCCGGCGCACTTTCACTTGGAGGTTCCTGTACATCCGCTGTACTTGGATTTCCCTTCTCTTTCACCGAGGTTCCATGTATCCATCCACATTGAGAACAACTCATCAATGGATAGGGCGCAAACTTTTCTTTACCATCACCTTGTATAGCTACAGCACTTTGCTTTAAAAGCATGACACGTTGATCGAATACTGTACCTCCACAATTACCACATGATTCTTGGGTCCAAGGCCCTTCTGGAAGTCCCAGCATTGAGCCTTCAATCATACCATTTTCTCTAATTAATTCGATTGGACTGTTCACGTTTCTATTCTCCATAGTTGTTAGTTATTTGTAGTTTATTCGCTATAGCTTGTGAAAACTATGGAATGCTGAAATCACCCAGTGCATCATGTACTGGAGTTAACATATCTGTTAACGGTATTTTAATCATTAACATCATGTTTGGTAATGCAAATAATGACCCTAATGGCATCTCTGTTATAAATGGTGGTATGAAACTAGCCATATCAGGCATAAAACTATTTATATCAGGCATCAACCCATTTATATCTGGCATCAATGATTCAAAGTCAGGCATTATCTCACTCATATCTGGTATGAAACTATTCATATCGGGAAGCATTGTATTCATGTCAGGTATAAGTGTACTCATATCTGGAACCATCCCAGTTACATTTGGCATGAATGAATTCATAGATGCAGGCATGAACTCATTCATGTCAGGCATGAACTCATTCATATCAGGAAGCAACCCTTCTGGATCTGGAACAAGTCCATTTAAATCTGGAACTAAATTATTCACATCTGGTGTAAAGCTATCCAAGTCAGGCATCATATCTGTCTTACCTGGTATAAATGAATTTACATCTGGGAGGGTGCTTTTTATATCTGGGACTAATGCATTCACATCAGGCATTGTACTAGCTATATCAGCTGGCATATATGCATTCAAGTCAGGCACAAAACTATTCAAATCTGGAACATACGTATTCATATCTGGAACCATTCCAGCTTCATCTGTTTTAAACTTATTCATATCTGGCATAAGAGTATTCATATCACCAGTTGCTGCATTGATATCAGGTATATTCCCATCAATACCTGGAACAATACTATCCAAATTAGTTGGCATGAAACTATTCATATCAGGCATAAAACTATTTATATCAGGTATGTATGCATTTAAATCATCTCCAGGTACTTCTGGTATAAATCCATCCATTGCTGGAACATATGAATTCATGTCAGGTACAAATGTATTTAAATCTGGGAGTAACCCACCTGGGTCTAATGATGCTCCAAGGTCATCGACGAGAAGACTATTTATATCTGGGAGCATAGTATTCATGTCTGGCACCAATGTACCCATGTCTGGTAGCATGGTATTTATATCTGGCACAAAACTATTTATGTCAGGGAGCATTTCATTCAAATCTGGTAGCAGATCACCACCAGCAACGAGAGAATTTAAGTCAGGCATCATTTCATTCAAATCTGGTACCATACTTTTTAAGTCTGGTATCATGCTATTCAAATCTGGTATTGCTGGCATATCTGGCAATGATGGTAATGAAGGAAGCATTGGAATACCATTAAGATCAACTGGCCCAGTTTTGACTTTTAGACCTTTTTTGATATTAACTCCAGCAGTAGATACTAGACCACCTGCAACACTCATACCTTTTTTAACAACCATCCCATTGGGAATCTGAGAGTTTGATTGTTTCATAAACTTATTAACTGCACCCGCATCCATCATAATATATTACCTCCAAGTAGCTTATAATTTATTCCAACGTGGTGGAGCGTCATCACATTTCTCATCCTTTAAAAGAGTCTTAGGTTTGATATAACATTTACAAACTGTACACTTAGCAACATCTCCACCAAGTATCTTGTGATGTACAATTTTTCGATAGCAACATGCTCTGCATATATTTCTTCTTTCTGTTACATCTTGTTCATCTGCAACACGAATTCCTAATGCTGCTTTGGTTAATCCAATCGTGCCTTTGAGTATAGTATTGACATCTAATTCACTCATGCTTTTAATCTCCGTCTATTAAGTCGTTCATAACTATCAGTAACGTCTATGCATTTCAATCCATTAAGATTGAGTCCATGTAATATAGTATGAGATCCACGTCTAGCCATTGGAGACAAATCAATATTAATCTTACTACCACCTCTTCCTTTACTATCAACATTATATTGATTACCAAAATGCCCTAACAATTGTTTCTTTACATATGCTCTGGAACTTATTACATGTTGTTTACGATGTAAATGTGCATAAATATGATATGAAGTTGATGAGGTAGTTATTTGATGTGATTCTACCTCGTTCATAGTTTTAAGAAACTCTAACACTTCACGCACACATTCTTGCTTTTTCTTTTCTGACCCATTTTCTTTAGCATCAATGTCTAGACACCAATAAGGAGTTAGTAAAGGAAGTTCTACAGATAAACCAACTACACGAGAATGAACTATCCTTTCAAAATTATCATGCGTTAGAACAAATGGTTCACCGTTGGTTCCATTTCTTTTAACAATATATTTATTAGTCTCAGTATATATAAATGTAAGGACTGGTCGTTTATTTGCTTTTTTGATTATTCTGTTACTATTTTTTAGGTAATGTACTTGAGCTTGACCTTCAGTCAAACCACTTGGATAGAACGTATTGGTTAAAAGTATATCACTTTTTGGCATGGGTTTCTCCTTTTTATTTTGTCCACTTCATATACTGGTTTCGGATAGATGCTTTCATGATTATATCAAATGAACAAATATACAGACTGCTTACTTGTGAATCATCCAAAGCCCCCTCGGGATGATTCCGGGGCCAACTCTACCATGGGTTGGCCCATTTTTCACGTCCTATATGAATTATTCCATATAGTTGATTCCTTTTCCATACAGTATAAGAAAGATTTCATATAGGGCTAGGTTTACGAGTACCATATATAAGGGGCATTGGACTAAATTGTAGAAATATTATTAAGGTATAGTACCTTGGAGGTTCCTATTATGAAAAATACGTTTACTACCGTAGCGTCTGAGCGCAACACCTTTACACGAAGGTGGGGTGGTACAAGGCATGACACAGTTGATCCGTATATTACAGGTTATCACTTTGTTAAGTTTGTGTATCTTCCAGAAGCACTGGCTGCTTCAATCGTGTTGGGTGACAATACTTCATTACAGGGTATAGGTAAAGCAGACATTAAAAACATTCTCGCGTCTTCTTGTTTGTCTGTAACTATTCCTGGAGCAACTGTTAACAAGGCCGAGTTTAATGGTCTTGGTAATGTCAAGTTTGCAGTTCCTTCTAATGTAGATTGGGATAATACTTTAAGTGTGCGTTTCCTTGAGTACTCCGGTCTTCCAATTCATGGTATCATGCATGGTTGGGTTAGAATGATAAGAGATTATCGTACTGGTGTGTCTACTTTAAGTAATGACAACGAGTATACCAAATCAAATTATGCTGCAACAATGTACTACTGGACAACCGAACCAAATGGTAAGATTGTTGAATATCACTCCTGTATGACAGGCATATATCCAATGAAAGATCCTACTGATCAGTTTGGTCATGATATTACTGCATACGATAAGTTGGAAATTGACATTGATTGGAATGTTGATTATCTCTGGCATGACGCTTGGACTAGAACTGATTGTCAAGGCTTTGCAGATAAATACTACGCAGCAGGTGGTTCTGTTAGTGGTAATGTTGCTAATTACTACAGTAAGGATAGATCACCAGGTTAATATTAACCTACTATTTTAGCATTATGATGCTGGACAGACATATAAGCTTGTCTGTCCAGCATTTTGTGTCGTTTTTTCACACATGACTAGGACAAATTCAAAATAACTATTATGAGGGCAGACCCTAACAAATGAGGTACACAAAGAATGAATACTAGTCAACGCGGTAACATGAGACCTGAGGATGCAGGTATATTTAGGGGGTTTGAAATTGCTTATCCTGAATATAGCGTAGTCACTCCTCAAACAGGGTTGTCATTTGGAGTTAGAGGATTAACAGTCTCTGAAGTTAACAAACTAAAAACTTCTAGTATGACTCCAGCTAAGTCAACAGATTTAATCAATAGAACTATATGGGGAGCACTTGTTAACAAACCAAGTACAATTGAAACGTTTGAAGACTTTATAGCTCTCACTACTCTTAAGGATAGAGAAGCATTAATCTTTGGTGTATATATTACATCCTTTGGTGATGATCGTGAGTTCAATGTCGCATGCAATAGTTGTGGCGTGGAACGACCATTGAAAGTTAGCATGACTGACATTTTCAAAATTAATCCTTATCCCGGAACGGATGCTATGACATCTGCATATGAGATTCAACTTGCATCGGATGCAGTTGAAGCAGATCCTGAGATGGATGAAATTGTTGAAACAAAATTAACAGGAGAAGCAGTGCCACAACCTTCTCGACCTACATCAAATGTTAGGCAGAATGTTCCAACAAATCCAATTGCAGCAGCAGCAGCAGCAGGGATTGGTTTTGGAGATAATAAGTCTCCTAGACCTGCCCCCGCTCCTCAACCAAATGCCGTATCAGTTGAATCTCCACAGCCAGTATCCCCAATGAAACAGTCACCCACTGGCCGTCCTACTAATATACCAATTGATAGTGGTGAGATTGCAAAAACTCAAGATGAAATAGCTGAGAATACTATAGCTAGAAACAAATCAATTCCTATTTTAGGAAAAGAAATTAGTGTAAGGCTACCTATTTCTAAAGTTGTAGCAGTTGTGCATCAACCTACTATGGAAGATGAGTCTAAGATTCTTGGTGAAGTATCGTTTGCTAGAAAAGAAGATACTGAAATCATTAATGAAACATTAGTGATTAAGAGATTTGAAGTATATGCAGATGAAAGTCTACAACCTACTCAAGTTATCACACGTAGAGAAGATATTATTAAAGGTTATCAATCTCTACCCGTATTAGATAAGAAGAAAATCTACGAAGAATTTAGAGATACATTTGCAGTATATGGCGTAGAATTGGAAGCTACGTGGGATTGTTTTGAATGCGAGACAACCAACACGTTAAGTTTAGATATAGTCACTCAGTTTTTTCGCATGGTTACAATTACCTAGTGAAGACCTTGATGCATTTGCTAAATCCCATGCGGATAGTGTTAGATCATTATGTGAGTTAATGGGTGAGCCATGGTTTTCAATACAGGTAATGCCTTATCAATATTTCGTTGATACTATTAAATGGAAAGTTGATTTAGAAGACCAAAAGAAAAAGATAATGGATGACCGAAATAGAGACGCCGAATCTCAGTACAAGAACAAAATGAATATTCAGAAAGCTCAACAGAGACAGGCGAATAAGAGAAAATAAGAGGAGCCGCATCTAGCGGCTCCTCTAATTCATAACTATATCTCCATAAGGACAAATACTTAATGAAATAGGAGCAATAGTATGGCGACAACAGCATTTTTCAGATCATCAAACAATTTAGAGAGATTTAGGAAAAAAGTTCCTGGACAAAAGAACAATCCTAAAGACATTAACTCTCGAATTGCGCCCAATGGTGATTTTGAAGTATTAGAAGGACTAGATGTAATTATTACCGCTGTTCGTCGTTTGTTAATTATTTCTGACAGAACTTATTTATTTGATCCAGAGTTTGGAGTAGGATTACACCGTTATATATTTGAACCATGCGACGATAAATCTCTAGAACAATTGAATAAAGAAATAAAGCGAGCATTGAGAAGATATGAGGACCGTGCCAAGTTTTCAGTAAACATCACCCAATTGAAGGATAGGAAAGGATTTAGAATAGACATAGAGATTCATTATCAGGGAGATACTAAACGTCTCACTCAAGTATATGATGAATCACTTCTTAGAACTGTTGATTAGGAGAAAGTAAATATGAATATACTTCAAGAATTTTTATTGAAAAATAAAAATCCACATGACCAGATGAAATTATATTTCATAAACCTTATTGAATTTGGTGAAGAACGAACTGCACCAACCGATAAAAATAGAAAATTAACAATGAAAACTAAGTTATCAAAGTTGAAAATGAAATTAAATCCTAATGATGTTGTAGAGGGCTTATATCTTCCAATGTTTGAAAAGTTTGTTCCTAATTTTTCATCTAAATCACTAGTAAATGTATATAATATGTGTAAGCGCACCATTAAATATGATAGTATAGGTACTTTATTTCAAGGATTTTTATGTATGTATAACCATTATAATAAGGGATTGAAAAATGTCTAGAGCACATATAACTCCATGGATGCGAAGATTAAATTACATCGAGGATTATTTCTCATATGTATATGAGTTATATGCAGATGCTTATGTTAATGCTTATCCTGTATCTTATTACTCACTAGATGTAAATGAAACAGTTTGGGATGATGAAGGTATAATGGCAGGAAGTTATGAAAAGGGTGGAGTTGGTGAATTATCTGGGGTATTATGGAAGAAGATAAGTATGCTACCAGTGTTTGGAATTGAACAAGTACAGCCTCAAGAAAGTAATGATGAGCGTGGTGGCTTAATGTTCAATCAATCTGTTTCTACTCAAATTCTATTCCCATCATTGTATGGACTTGTACCTTTAGAAGGTGATGTTGTTGATTTGTCTTATGGCTATAAACAACAAACATCTAAGATGAATTTTCTTTATACTGTAACTAATATAAACTTAGCTCATCAAAGTGACTTCTTTCAAATATATCAATGCCAATTAAAGATGGCTCCGTTTAATGTAGGAGAGTTAGAAAATCAAATTAGTTCAGATTGGATGTTTTATGAGCATGAGAAAATGATTGTACCTTTAAGAAATGCTCAACTGCTTCTAAAGTTACAAGAGGCATCTGCAAATGCTACCAAAACACTTAATGGTTTATTTGACAGTCATTCTGGATTTTATCTAGGTACTGTTGTATAGGAGATATGTTGATGTTTGAAACAAAAACTATGGAAATATTCTCTTCAAGAGATATGATACGAGAACAGCTAATTGATTATGGTAAAACATATCTTGAGATTGCTGATATTGAATTAACCAAGACTTCATATTTGTCATACTTAATCAATGTATTGAGTGTATTGACTTCTAATCTGATTTATTATAACACAGCGACGTATAGAGAATTCTTTTTAATCAGAGCACAACAAAAAGAATCAGTTCTAAATTTAGCTGCAATGATTGGATACAATCCAACTGTAGCAACTCCTGCATCAACGACTGTACTTTTATCAGTTCCTACTGAATTTAGAAGTTCCACCTCGTTTACAATGTATGGTAGACATGATCCAGACCATGATGCATTTAAGTTTTATGCTTTAGATACAGCATTTTCTCTAGAGAATGAAATACGTTTCAACATCATTATAGATAGAGGTACTCCTTTAGCAGCAACCGTATATGAGGTAGTACGTTATTCTCAAGATGATGATAGTAAAATAACAGGAATACAACCAGTACATTGGAAGTTCTCAGCAGATAAGAAAATAATCTATTTTGCTGTAACTGCAACACAGGTTGAAGAATTAACTGAAACGTTTACATTCCCTAAGATGCGCCCATATGAATTCTATGATACTGTTGTTCCATTTGAAGGGGAATTTGCAAGTATACAATTATCTACTATAGCAAAGAGAACTCAATATACACCTACTACTCCATCAACTGGACAAGCTAGTTATAATCAGAGTGAAGTTGAAGATGATAGAATTTGGTGGGAATATCAACCTTCTCTATTTATGTGTTTACCTGGACAATATCAGTATAGTTATCGTGTTAATGAAAAAGGTATCAGACTGTTCTTTGGTAATGATATTATAGGAACACAACCTAGTGAGGGTGATGAAGCAACTGCTATAATCAGTGTCACACAAGGATATGAAGGAAATGTAATTGCAGGATCAATTAAAAGTTCTGATAACATAAACGTTGATGTAGAATTCGCTGATGGTATTGTCAGAAGTCTCCCAGTAAAAATTAGTTGTATCAATACAACAGCAGCAATTGGTGGAACAGATTATCCATCAATTGATGAAATTAGAGCAAATGCTATAACACACGTTTCCACAATGGGTCGCCTTGTAACTCAATATGATTTTGAAAATGCAAGTTCAATTGTTGAAGACTTACCAATTCAACATAGTTTTCCAATTCTAAAACGTTCTGATTTAAAGAGGAACGAAATTGTATTATTTACAGACATCATTTATGCAAATCAATATGTACCAACTAGAAATGTTGTAGTAGCATTAGACAATGATGATATAGTTGACTCCGATGGTACTGACTTAATTCAATATAAGTATGGAGATGAAGTAGACGTATCTTTATCTCGTTATGAATCAGCATCAGACTATGATGCAAATGATCCATTTGTAATGTTGTTTGATGTAGATGTTACTACCTCTTCATCCGAATGTACTTACTACTATGTATTGAATGATATTCAAAAGACTCCTTCATTGAAAGAATACTATGTGGATAATGATACTGTATTAGTTCCAAGTATAATAGATTTTGAAGTATTTGGAAATTCTGCTGGAAGTACCAGTAGATATTTACGAATAAAGGCATACTACTCTCAAGTATCAAATGGTCCAAATAATGAATATAGTGATATCGCATGTAAAATGGAAATAGATGAAGATGGTGTGTATCATATCATGACAGCAATGGAAACAATAACAGTTGATGCTACTACAAATTGGTTCCAAGTTGATGTTGATTTTAGTGAATTTAGTTCTGGTGAGATATATTTTGATTTCCAATTTACAACTACTAATGCATCTTTAATCGCATCTGGTAATCATAGAATATGTAATGCTGATACTAGAACTGTGGTTAAACAAGATCTCTCTGAATTTATGTATAGTAAGATACGCCAAACATCTACAGATAGTACAGGTGAATGGGGATTAATGTATGATGTTCCAGTTGTTAGATCATCCTACTTAGATAGCTTGGAAGAAAATGAACAACTAGATAGTTTCACAACACAAATCCTGCACCGTATTGCAACGTTTGATATGACTGAATATCGTATGCTCACAGATAATGTAAACTTGAAGTTTAGTAATACTACTGGAACGATTATCAATACTAATTTCAATGCTGCAAACAAAGGGTTCATACATGGAATTGATCCAGACTCTATTGATGAAGATGCAGTAGATTTCTGTCCTACGTGTGGATTAGTATTTGCTGTTACAAATGAGGATAATTATTGGAGTGATCCTAATATTGTCACAGTGACAGATAGCACAGGTGGAACAACTCAACAAGATGTTTGGAGTAAAACAGAGGGTGGATTCCTTGCTAGATATAGTTTAGTCACTCCTGGAAATTGGGCATTCTCACCACTTCAAACCAATGATATTGTTTATTACAATCCAAACAAACTAGATTGTACAGATGATGATGTTGTTAGCGAGGAAGAAGGATGTATAGATGATCCTGATGCATCATATGTTAGAAAGATGATATTCAATGGTGATAATCTTCACTACATGAATAAAAATATACCAGTTGATGTACAAATGATTGTTTGGGTAGATACTAATTATCCAATGTCTGAAAATGCTTTTATCAATTCTATTAAGAATGCTTTAGCTAATCACTTTGTATCTGAAATGGGATATGATCAACCAATGTACAAATCTGATTTGATAAGTGTCGTTCAGCAAATTGATGGTGTATTATACTGTGATTTGAAGAAGCCTGAACATGATATATTCTTTGATTTTGATTTTAATAAGTTTTCACACGAAGATCTGTTAAGATATTCACCGCAATTAGTTTATATTGATACTAATCATGTGAACATAACTATAAGGAAGAGATAATGGTTTCAAAAGACTTCATTTCCCTTTCTAGTTCTGAAATTGCATCACTACATAGATATTTATCTAAAGTCAATGGTACTGAAATATCTAAGCTAGTGAAACCATGTTACGTACCCAAAACTGTCATTTACAAGAATGATTTATTCAACAAGCTAGGTTTAGAGAAAGAGCATATTAAAGAGTTCAAAGCAGGATTGATGGATAAGTATAGAAAATTCAATATATTTACAGATCAATATACCTTAGCAATTATAATGGGAATGTTATACACATACAGACATAGAAGAAAAGAAACTGCAAAGTTATTATACCAATTCTTAGCAATCAAATTCTACTCTAGTTTGCATCACCGGTTCTTCCCAAAATTCTGTAGTGATGAACTTTGGAAGTCAACTATGAATAAGGTTTCTTCCAAGCATTTATATAGACAAAAAGATGGAGTTTCAAATACAGTAAACCACGTAACGAATTCATTGTTTATAAAGTACAAAGGTGTGCTAGATGGAAAAACAATTGATGAAGCAAAATTAGTTAGAATGATTTATGATTTGAGACACAGACTGTTTCAATCAATGAGATCATTTGCTACTGTATATTATGCTACACAGAAAAAAGGTGCATCTACTAAAACTTCAGATGAGACTGAAGAGAAACAAGATATACAAATCATAGCTGATAAAATCTCAATGTCAGTATGTACATTTGGACTCGTTGATATAGATTCTATGAACTTAGCTATAAGTAAAAGTGGTATCAAACGAGAAATTGGTGTTGGTATTATTAATGAGATATCAGATGTATCATACCAAGATCAAATCAGATTTATAATGATTTTGATTAGTAGAACTGGAAACCTAATGAATATTTGTAAAGAGAGTAGTAGAAATGCTCTCGTCAGGAAAATTGAAACTGGTCCTAAAATTGGTAAGTATACTGCAAAGGGCGAGATGCTAAAAATGATGTATTCCACTGAGTTAGGATACAGACTTAAAAGTATGTACAAAACCCAGTTAGTGATTTTCTTTTCTCATTACATAACAAACTTTACCAAAACCAAAATATGTTAGCTAGGAAGGGTTGCTATATTATCAATCCTTGTTTCAAATATATTCCTAACTTCAGTAAGTGTAGCATCAATCAATTCTAATGATTCTACCACATCATCCTTCAGAGTTTGTAATGATGAGTTGATTTCCATTTGTTTTGATATCAACTCATATTTAACTGATGTTCTTGATGTTAAAATTTGAGAAATTTCAGTTGTAGTTGCTATTGCTATTTGATCAAATTGTCTTAGTAGTGTATTTAGTTCCGAGAAATAAAGCTTAACCTGATCATTGTAGTTATCTTTTACTGCGCCGGGAGTCGATTGATTATAATTTAGCAATGCTTCTTTAATCTCTTCCACTTTATCATACAACAAATCATATATTGTTTCTAAATCTCTATTAGCTAAAGTATTAGACATCACTGTTAAGTCATCTATAAAATCATCACTCAAAAAGTTGATGTATTCAATTATAGCAAGTCTTGCTAATCCAATATTTGCTGTCATTATATCTATTTCAGCAGTGATTGATGCTTCTAGTGCATCTAAATCAATTTCATCTACTATGTCTCCATTTCTATCTGCCTCTGTTAATTGATCTTTGATATCAGTTAAATCAGTTGCTTCATTTATAGCGTCATATATTGCAGCGAATTTTCCTTCCTCTATTGATTTAGTCATGTTGGTTGCAATATAAGTTGCACTAAATTTATGGTTTTTTGAAGTATATGTAATGGATGAATCATTATACATTATATGCTCCAATAGATAAACCAATAGATTTTTGAACATGTATATTTTCTTCCAAGCTCTAAGATATGTATCTAAATTAGTTAATTGCTGACCTGCTCCTGCGAAGTTACCGTTAATTGGTCCGGAGAGATTACCTCTTAGAAAATTCATAACACCCGCTACTGTATAAATCTCTCTCTGTAAAAGCTTTACATCATTACCAAATTTATCAACCACATTTCCAAATGTGAGTTTAACATAACCACCACTATCTTTGTAGTTTATAAAATCACCAGTTTTAGTAAGCCTTGATATATCTAATGCCATAATTTTTTCCTATATGAAGCCGCCCATTGTTCCACCAAGTACTCTATCAAATCCAGGTGATGTATTTGTAGGTGGACTACTTACACCACCTGGGAATCCTGGCTTACCACTTATAGCTTTTGAAGGATTGATACCAGTTAATGTACCTGCTATATCAGTTATTCCAGAAAAGCCGCTTGAAGTAAAATCAGATGCACCACCTAGTTCACCAGGCATGTATCCATCTATATCAAACCCACCCACATCAGGTATAAGTCCACTTACATCAGGTATACCTAATCCACCTATATCAAAATTCTCAAGGGAACCACTTAATTGATCAAATACATCACCAAATCCTTCACTCACACTACTTATTATACCATCAATATCATCAGTTATACCTGCCAACATCTCTGCACTTTCCGCAAGTCCTCCCAATCCAACGCTATCAAATACACCACTTAATGCATCAAGCACATCTGTAGCTATACCAGGAACTCTATCTGTTAACTCACGATTTATTACATCTGTTTGAGGCGTAGTAGAAAGCTGATTTATATCTAGATTGAGTCCAGTATCACTATTCTCAATAGAAACTTCATCATAAGGATTCTTATAATCAATCCAATCTCTTAAACTATCAAAATAGCGTTTAAGGGTTGGTCTCTCATCATTCTCATCAATTTCATCAGAATCACTATCAGTTGCAACCATAGTTTGAAATAATGAATCTAATGTAATTTGAACATCTACGGTTCCTGGTTGCTGATGCCAACTAACATCATTTGAATCACCACCTTTGATAACACGTATTGATGATATTGCCGCAGCAGGTAAATGAAATAATCCAGGACATCTGGCTTTAACAAATAATGGGAAATTATATGTCCATTTAGAATCGGATATAGGCATACATAAAGCTAATATCATACACAATGGAGCTAATATAAATCTATGATATGCTTCTTTATCATTGGACCAAGGGTTATAAAGTCTCACTGTTAAATTGTAGCTAGGCTCAAAACTAGATCCCTGCCAAACAGTAGGAAAATCTACTCTACTACCAGTCAGTAACTTAGTACCAGCATTACCAACGTCCCCAAATACTTTATTGATACCACCTTCTAATCCACCCAGTGCCCCACCTATTTTAGCTCCAATCTCTGACCCAGCACCACCAACTGCGTTTCCTAGTTGTTTGGCAGCATCAGACATATTCTCAGTACCCGTAAGCATACGGACAGTTTGAGCCATGTTTGATCCTTTATTAACCATCCCCTCGAACATTGTTTCCCCAAATGAACTACTCCATTGCTCACCCAAAGATGTCTCATTTAAGAAAGCAATCTTTATAGGGAAATTCTTTCCCATTTCTTTTGCTTCTTTTTCAAATCCAGCGTGTGTAACAATATCCATCCACTTCGCTTGACCTTTAGCTGCATCTAAACTAAATATTTGTAGACCTGCCCCACTATCAGCACCACTACCAAATCGAGGAAGACATGGTTCCAATTCTACAATTGGCATTGCTGCAAGGGTGAGTTTTTGAAGTCTATCTTTTGCGTTACCACTATCTACCACATCCAAATAAGCAGATGGTGGTAGTCCAATTATTTGTGGAAATACTTCATCCTTACTTAATGCGCCTGCCTTTTTTGATTGACCTGACTTTATTTGATCAAAGTTTGTATGATCAGTACTATACTTTCTAGATTTATCTGGATTGCTATTTGTAACAATCGTACCAGCCTCTTGCTCCGCCGCACGAATTGAAGCATACTCATCTTCCTCACTACTAACACTACCAGCATCAAGTCCCTCTTGTACATCAGCTTCTTCTTGAGATACACTACCAGCTGGTGTTGGTTCTTCATATGGTTCCTCATCTGCTCTTCGTTGTGCGTCTGCTTCTTCAGTAGACACACTACCAGCTGGAGTAGGTTCTTCATATTCTTCTTCATCTAACTGTCGTTGTTTAGCAAAGTCAGCTTGTGCATCCGCTTCAAATAACCCTGCATCTTCTTCAGCTTTTAAATCATCTAGATCTCTTTGTCTGGCAGCGTCAGCCCCCGCTTTAATTTCTGGTGTATTAAATGGATCTTCTGTGGATATACTACCAGGACTGCCACCAAATGCAGTATCAGCCATAGCTTCTTTACCTGCACTATGTTCAGAAGGAGCACCAAATGCATCAGCTTTTCGATCAGCAGTTCGTTGTGCCGCAGCTGGGTCCGTTGTTGAACCTTTTTGTGGAACTGGAAACTTGACGCCAGAGAATGTAGCCATGTATGATACTCCTACAATATTGCCCCGTACCGAGTTTAAATTAGAATTTAGTAGTAAGTTATAGTTGAACTAACTTAGGAGGGTACAGGCGATTAATTACTATAATTTAGTCCTTAAGAGTGTACGTATCCACGCCCGTCTAGGATTGCGGCTAAGACTGCTTCTACTTGTCCTTGGAGTGCGTTATCACTACCGCCACCACCTCCACTACTGCTACTACTATCACCACCCTTCGTTATATTATTAGTGACGCCATTCATAATTTGCTGCCCACCAATAAGCTTGTCTAGTGTTCTAGATAGATCTGAATTCTTTTTACCAAGCTCATTTCCAAACATTGAATGCATTACTGAGTCTTTATTAACTTGAAGCTTAATAAGCCTCTTAGTATTAATCCCCGTACTCTGTTGGGTTTCTGAGCCACCACCACCAGTCATGCTTCCATCCATTATTTCTGGAGCACTTGATGCAGTTGGATCTAATGATGCATCAGCTACATTTTGAGTAGTCATCATACTTTTTACAGAAGAAGCTAATCCTCCAGGTGAGAAATTATTTGGGGCAAATGGAAGTTTGGAAAATAGATATTGTGGATCAATAATAGAGGTATTATTATTTTGATATTCATTTTCACCAATCTCGAAGTGTAGGTGAGGACCACGTGATCCTCCAGTATTACCAACAAGTCCAAGTGTTTCACCAGCTCCAATATGTTGATCCTTAGTTACAGATATAGAGTCATCCTTCATATGCATGTATTTAGAATAAATGCCATGACCATGATTAACAACTACAAAGTTTCCAGCACCAGTTTTACTTCCTGGATTAAGTACAACTCTAGATACAACACCGGGCCATACTGATCTAATTGGTGTGCCATCATTGCCACCAATATCTACACCCTTGTGCATTTTACCATCTCTCAAACCCATTGGACTAGTTAAATATCCTTGAGTAGGTGGCCAGAATGTTTGGTTTGCTAATAAGCTTTTAGACTTTTCTTTTAATGATTGCCATTTATCTACCATACTTCTAGTAATACCGGAACCCTTGATACTTTCCCATGCATGCCCGGCTGCTCCTCTGACTGTACCACCAGCAGTAGCTTTATCTTTTGCCTTACGCATAAGCTTCAATATATAATTAGGAGATTCCTTAGAAGCTTGAGCTCCACCAGTTGCCATTAATTGAGATACACCTAATGAACGCTTACCTACTTGTTTTGCATATTGAGAATCAAGAATCTCTGCACTAGCTCCGAGCGTATCTCCTGATTTTAGTTTCTTCCACATATTTTGGAATCCACCAAGGCCACTACTCATATTACCTGCACCCATATTGTATGACATGTCTGTTAATGCAGCAAATCTATATGGATCAATACTTGAAGCACTTGTACCTAGTAGTTCATTCACACCAAGTGCTGCGTGTGATAGATCAGTCATAAATAAGTGTTGTGCTTCTTCTTCAGTTATTTTCCTATTCATCAGATTGTCTTTTTCACTTGACTTTATTTTATGACCATAACCAATAGTCCAAAAACCTCTAGTATCTTTATATGCTTTTAACTTAGCACCACTTGTGGAAGAAGCTTCGTGCATTTTAATCATGTTACCAAGAGCACCAGCATAACTAGAACCACTACGGTCTTTAAATTTTGTTCCCTTAAACATTTCACGATAACCTGAACTCACTCCTCCACCAGTTGCTTTAGGTTCCCATGCATCTGCTAATTCACCAAGTTTTTTAGGACTCTTAACACCCTCTGTCACTGCATCAGATACGCCATTGAATATTTGAGAGAATAATTGCCCAAGAAGAGCAAGAACACTACCCATTCCACCAACCACACTCTTTTTAACAGGTTCACCATATTGATCTAAGAACTTCCCACCGCCATCTTTGATACCCATTATTCCATCTGTTAGTGTTTGGAATAGTCCCTTGTTTTGTTTCTCTGGAGTAGTTTCTCTATATTTTTGAAGATCAGTTTTTGCAACACTAGTGGACATTGGATTACCCATTGCATCTGTCATTCTTGTAGCCAACATTGCTCCACCCATTGGTGCAACAGGAACTCTCTTCCCACCTGCAAATGATTCCTCTTTATAATGTAAGTGTTTACCAGTTGATCTTCCACTACTACCAACTTGTCCAATCACTGAACCACTACTTACCCACTCTCCTTCTTTTACATTAGTTGAAGCAAGGTGATCGTAAGACGCAATCTTACCATTCATTTGTACTACTTCTACAACAGTCCCTCTATCGCCCTTCTTACCAACACTAAGAACTATACCACCACTTGTAGCAGATACGGCACTACCTTTTCCTACCATATCAACACCATCATGGAATGCTGGTCTACCTGTTATTGGATCAAGTCTATTACCAAATCCAGAAGTAGCCATTGCACCTTTCAATGGTCCACCAACAAATGGTGCTATTGCACCATCACTAGGTATGCTATGTTTTGCTCCATATGCAGATTGAAACATCCCACCTTTTTTCGAATCAGCTATCTTTTGTTTATCTGATGTTTCTTTATCTATTTTCCTTTGAATATCAGAAAGATCAGCCTTTAGATTATCTCTTCTAGCTAATGCTAGTGCATGTGCGTCTACCCACATTGGTTTTTCAACTTTTTGACTGGTTGTACCACCCCTATTAGTTGTATATATAGTATCATAATGACTAGGATCATTATATGGAGCTAGTGTGAGTTCTGCATGTTTAAGTTCTTCCGTAGCAAACGCTAATTGTTTTTTTAATGTTAAGTCTGAAGAAGCTACTAATCCTTTTTTAATAACTTGTTTACCAGCCGCATCTTTAAATCGCCCCATCGTTCCAAGATTAAATGAGGCATCCTCTATTATATCTTCTCCTATTCCACCATACTTTGCATTTAATTCATCAATTCGTTGGTTGGCTTCTTTTCCCCTCATCCAATTTGACGGCCACCACTTTGATGTTTCTTTCCTTGCTTGAAGAATTTCTGTTTTGAGACCACGATCAGATTGAGCCATTGCTATGTAATCTGGATGGGCCTTCAATTCCTCCATACGCTCATCACGTTGTCTCAATCCTTCCGCCATCGCCGCCACCCATTCTTTACTGCCTGGTTCTAACCCAGCTCCAGCATTTAATCCTATTTTCCTTGCATCTTTCAGTGCCTTTCTCATATCATGAATTTTATGAGTACCAACTTTACCTTGTTTCTTTCCTATTTTAAAAGCCATAGAGGTAGAAACAGTACCAGCTTCACCCATATCCTGGACTCGCCGTTTATCAAATGTTTTCTTTTGTTTTGCCTGTTCTTTTTCTTGTTCTTGACTCATAGATAGTATACGGGCAATACTTGCACCAACTAATGTTCCAGCAGCAGCACCAGCAATCATTCCTACTGGGCCACCAAACATAAATCCAATTACAGCACCAACAGTTGCACCAGCAGATGCACCCATAGAATGTTCTTTCAATCCTAGTGTCTTCCATAATTTAGTAACACCACTTTCTGGATTTTCTGACATGAATTCAGCACTTCTCATAGCGACCCAACCACCTAATGCAGCACCAGCAGCGGCACCAGCTGGACCACCAAGCATGAATCCCATTATACCACCAGGTAATGCACCATACGCTGCTGAACTTGCATAATTCATATCTGGAAGAAGTATGTTCAGGGCTTTTTGACTCATAGTGTCACCCTGTTCTCCCTCCTTAAATTCTTGCATTTTAGAAATTGCCCATGCACCAAATGCAGAACCAGCAAGCGCACCTATTGGTCCACCCATCATGAAACCAAGTATACCACCAACCGCTGCTCCCTTCCAAGCTTGATCTCGTTCTCTCCAAACAACACCAACTTGTGCAGCTACCCATTCCATAGGCTTCAATTCTGAGTTAGCCATCAAACCACCGATAGCAGCACCAGCTGAAGCACCTAATAACATACCAGCAGGACCAAGAGGTAATCCAAATATAGCACCAATACCTGCACCAACAAGTGCAGCTTTACCCATCTTGCCTAGATCTTTACCACCAAACAATGCACCAACTGCGGGTAAACCAAATCCTACTCCAAGCATTCCAAGAACCTTTCCCCAAGGACCCTTGAGGAAGTTCATCATACCACCATCCTTCTTACCCTTCTCCTTCTTACCACCTCTACCACCGAACATTTTACCCCAGATACCTTTCTTCTTAGCTTCTGCTTCTTCACCTTCATCTTCTCGAATATCTTTATTTTGGAATTTAAGGAGTCCTGTTTGTACTTTAAGTTCTTCTCCTTGTGCAATTCCTTCTTCTAGAGATTTCTTGAGAATTGTAGCTGTTCTAGTTAGAATTACTTGTTCATTCTCGCCTTGAATATCAGCATCAGGTCTGATTGTACCACTACCAGCAATATCTATATTACCAGCTACACCACCGGACTGATTAGATTCCTTGGACATTTTCTTCTTTTTCTTTTCAGCTCTTTTCTTATCAGTATCAGTTTTAAATGCTTCTTCTGAGGTATCTGGGCGTGAAGGTTTATCAAAATCATGTCCTATCAATTGTCCCATGACATCTGCAATACCATCAATGTCACCACCAACTCCACCTGCTGATAATTTATTAAGCTTTTTAGTAAGTGCTCCTTTTTTACCACCCCATGATTGTTTAGATTTTCTCCATGATGCGTCTTTATCACCTTTCCATTGATCATATTGTCCAGGTGTTTTAGATGCACCAAATTCTTTTGTTCTATTAAAAGTACCACCTGGTTGAATACCTTGCATACCAACAGATTGTGGGCCTTCAAACCCTTTCTCTAACATACCTAAACGTTGAGTAGTTTGTGATGCATTACCACTTATATTTGCAGTATCGGAAATTTTTTTATCTTTAGCAGCTTTATATGTTGCATGCATAGATTTTACTAATTCTTTATAAACTTTAGCTTTAGCTTCATCATCGGAATCAGGAATTACAGATCTAGCCAATCCAGAAATCTTTTTCAGTCCTTCTTTCATACCAGAATTTGCATCTGCGGTGGCCCAATCTTCTAATTGTGATTTATACCTTCTTGTCCAAAATGGAATATTTTTAAGGGAAGATTCATCCATATAACTTTTTATTCGTTTAGCAGGTTTACTTTTTTTAATTCTATCTTTAGCTTTCGCTTTAAGTCCACCAGCCGCATATTTAAGTTTACCAGGAGCATTTTTAGCCCATTGACCGGCTCCTTTCATTTCCGTTAATGCACCACCAACCATTTGCTTTCCAACATTTAGCCCCTGTGAAAGTACATCAGCATCAGGCCCTTCCATATATTTACCATATTTGGATAAAGCTGCTTTACCTTTATCTCCAGCCATCATACCTCTACCCATCATAGAATGGGTCATTCCACCAATCAATCCCCCATTACGTATACCACTACTATTTTCTTTAACACTTTCTGCTCTATTGATTAATGCGGTACGTGCAGCATTCTTAGTTATTTGCTCTACACTCATTGATAACTTAGGTGCAGCAACTCGTTTTCCCACAGGCCCAGTAAACGCAGTCATCCTAATAAGTTTTTCAAGTAATGCATTGGTTTCAGTCATACCGGCCTGAGAACCACCATCCTTATCATCACTAAGTTTAATTTGTTTCTTTGTACCAAACATCTTATCCATAGAATCAGCATATGACTTTTTAACTCTACCAACAGTTTGACGTTTAATTAAGCTTACTGTCGCCTGAGTCATTGACATTGATTTAGGTAATTTAAGTTTTCCTTCAACTCTTAATCCTGCTGCTAGAACTCTTGTTTGCTGATGTACTTGTTGTAGCATATCACTTGATTGGGCACGTCCAGTAGAATACATTTGTGTAAGTGTACTAAGCATACCTCCAAGTACACCCATATTATCAGTTGCTTTAAGTTCTGATTTATATTTACTAGCAAATGGAACAACCGCATGAGAAAATGCCATTTTAATTCCACTAGGTGAAGTTTTTCTACCATATGTGTTCATGGTCATTAATTTTTGAGATTCTTCTAATACATTTTGCATCTCTTGGAAATATCTATTCTGAGGAAGGCTGATTGCTGGAGTTTGAGATGTGATTCTAGTAGGTCTCTTTTTAGTGATATCACGTCTACTTTGAGCATTAACAACACCTTCAGCAATGGATTTACTAAACTTTTGCATGAAGTTCTTTTCATGCGTAGGTAGAACTGTCTCACCCTCTTTCAGTACAGTAATTTTCTCATCTTTTTGTAGAGGACGCTTTTGTCCTTTAGGATCACGAATTACATTTCCTTCATGCGCAAAGATTAATCCACCTTGATGTCGCATTAAAGCTTCTTCACCACCACCACCTTTCTCTTTATGTTGTTTCATCTTTCCCCAAGCTTTTTTAACTAAGGGAGATAATCCTTTGATTGCACCTTGTCCCATATAAGAGAAAAGAGGATTACCCAGGAACAACATATTCATCATTTGCTCACGGCCAGCTTGCTTCATCTCCTCCATGTCAGTTTGAAATTGTCTAGATACATCACTATTAGAAGCAAACGCAGCAGCCTTTCCTGCTCCTTTACCAGCAGCAGCTAACCCAGCTTTAGGTGCAGCCGCAGCATGAGAAGCAAGTCTTGCTACACTTCTGGACATTTTGTCTACTGAATTTTTAGACATTGATCCAAAACGATCAACTGATTTTGAAAACAGACTTGTATGTTTTGCCATTTCTTTAGTAGACATTGAAATGGATTTGGCACTATGCGCCATTTCTTTAGCGCCACCCTTCATTATAGCGGATGATCCAGAATCTAATGCTATTTGTTGTTTACCCTCAGACTTTCCAGCAATACCACCAGCGCCCCTCTTCATATCTCGTCTGAGTTGTCGCATTTCTCCCGTGAGTTCTTTTACAGATGATGTGACATCTGACATTTGTTTTGTCTTCTGTCCAGTATTTACTTTCTCTCTATAATCATTAAAGAAAGATTTATTAGGCATTGCGCCACTTTTATTTTTAGGGACAGAGGATGAAGAACCTGGAGAATTTCCTTCTTGCGATAAATCTCTAATCACGGCCTACTCCTTTAGAAAGTTTCACCAAACAGCGCCGTCACGTCAATAACACCTGTCATCTCGCCTGACATAACTTTCTCTCGTACATATTTATTCAAGTTAGTTCTAAAATCAGGATCTTCTTTTCCAGTTTCTATAGCCTGTTTTCTATCACCAGCGAAGACGGCTTCACCATTGAGTCCTCTCATCATCTCTAGTGTATCTTTTGTAAATACCAATTGTGCTTCATCTTCTGGAAGACCCTGTATCTCTCCAAGAAATTCACTTTGATATTTTCTAATATAACAACAGTAAGCATAAGCTAAAGCCAAATCATCATGGAACCCCTTGTCTGCTTCTACACGACTACCCTTATTAACAAGCCCTAATAGCTCGGAAGAGAGCCTCTGGCTGTAGATAATGTCTGGATCGTGTGTAACGTAGTCATAGAGTGCATCGAGTATCAGAGGACGAGTTTTAACACTTATAGGTAAGCCAGGTATAAACGTCTTTTGGTCTTTACCCCTATACGTTCCATATATATTGTACTCTATTTCATCATCATATGTTAATTCATATATGACAGATTGACCATAACCACCCTGGTTATCTACAATAACTACATTGTGAGGACAGTGAACGCATATAAGCTTTACTATATCTGTAAGTTCTTTTGGATCGATATCACCATGGAACTCCATTACTTGTTCCATTGTTTCATAATCAATTACTTCAACTGCACATTTATCATCACCAGCTTCAGTTGCAGCATCAACTCCAATTAAATGGAAGTGTCCTCTTTCTATTTTCTTAAATCTCCAAAGTGATCCTTTATTTCCTACAAGTGGGACTTCCATTATTTCAGTTGGATCAACGGAATTATCTTGTAGCTTAATTTGAACATCTTCTGGGAATAATGCACCTTCAGCACCAACAAATTTTAACTCTAGTTCCTGTGCAATCTTCTTCTTATTGTTGTTCAGCATTTTACATTGGTGTTCATACCAATTAGGATCTTCTACAAATGAAGGAATTTCTGTCCAGTGTATCTTATGAGGTCTGAATGCGTTATCACCTCTAATACCACCTGTCCACATTGAGTAAAACCATTTACCAATACCTTCAGTTTTATTAGGAGTAGAAAGAATAATAGTTCCAAAAGGAACTCCTGCTTTTTCTGCATCAGGCTGTGCTTTAGAAAGTGTACTACCAATACCAGTCCATGCTTCATCAACATTAAGAATGTGTGCAGCCTCATCAACAATAAGCATATTGATACTTTTTGAACGGAATACTTTACCTGGGTTTTCTCTTGATACAGCTTCAGTGTGTAACTGGCAACCATTTTCCATAATAAAGAATTGGCGAGACCTGTTATGGAATCCTATTTTCAAATATTCTGGAAGCTGATCTAACATAGCTAACGTCTTGTAACAGAAATCAGAAGACTCAGCACCATCCCTTGAAAGAATACCTACTACACAATTTTCAAAGAATGTAAACAAGTAAACAATGAGCGCCTGGCAAAGGGTCGACATACCAATCTGTCTAGACTTGAGAAGAATTAAGTTGTGATGATTAAAGAAGTCAATAACAATTTTCTTTTGAGGATCATATAATTTCATCAACTTGCTACCACCAGCAATAGGAAGATATACATTATTCTCAATAAATTTAATTGGATGACGTTTATAGTAGTTTCGCTTTCTTGCAAACTCTACCGACTTAGCATTTAACTTGATTGGTGCATTCATATTGATTTCCTATTATGGAGGAGGTACTTGCCACATGTTCCAACTTTCCCCTCCAAATGTCATAATATCAACAAGTCTTGAACTCATTAACATACCATACGCAATTAAATATCTCCATTTATCATCCATCTCACCTGCATGTTTTGTTAGACGTCCAGCAGCAGTATGAGTTAAGATTGCCCACATCCTAGTAAATAATATTTTGAATGCGCTACCAGCAAGCCTACTATGAATCATATATGATGAATAAACTGTATTTGCAGTATTCGCAATAACTTGATATTGACCGTGTGTATTTGTTCTAATAGATATTATCATACCAGCTTGATCAATAAGGGGACCTATAAAAACAACACTTACAAATTTAGCAAATCCATATATGTTTTGAGTAATTATCCCATCTTTATTATATTCCCAATACCTCCCAAAGAATTGTGCAACAAATATCATAATAACAAGTTTAGCAACTATCATCGCAGTATAAATACCAATTGCTGGAAGCCAAATGTCTGGATCAAATTCTTTAAGTCTATATGAAATAGCTTGAAATAAGTTACTGGTTACTAGATCTGATCTAATTCCTGCAAAGCCTTTCTTTACATTTGTATCATTATCTATTTTAAACCCTTTTGTAATCTTACCAATGTTTCTCTTTACAATAGCTTTGATTTCTTTATCTAGATAATTGGTATTAACACCCATCTTCTTTAGAGTTTTCTGATATGACTTTTCAATCTTCTCTATACGCGCATATCGTTCATCCACTTTCTGTTTGATTTTATTTATAGGTGCTTTAACCAACCCCTTTATAAAATCTCCAACACCTTCATCCAATACAATGACACCATTTGGTCCCTGCTTTTGATATGCTTCCAAACCAATTGACTCAATAATAATGTCTCTATATAGAATTGTTCTAGTATCTTCCATAGTATTTTCTCCTGGTAAACAGCTACTTATTTTTCCTCGAAAGAAAAATGAAGAAAAAAACAATTGAACATGGTGGGACCCACCGAAGTGAGTCCCACATGAATAACTACTTTTATTTTTTACGCTGCTTTTTCCTAGCTTGTTTCGCAGCCTTCTCTTTCTTCTGCCTTTTTCGGTAAAGTTTAATCTTGTGAGGATCAACCCTTCTATGATTAGTTGTTTCTTCTTTATCATCAGGTTGAGGTGGGAGTTCATCAACCATTGTGTCAAAAATACCTTTCTCTTCTACTACTTCGTCGTCGTCTTTAAGTGCCTCGGTTGAATACTTTCTTCCTGGATGGGATTTACCACCAACCGTTTGCATTTTTATACCAGGTATTTTTGGACGCTTTCCAGCTTCCTCTATTACTTTAAGTTGTCGAACTGCCTTTTTGTATTTATCACTCATACTATCCATACAATACTCCTATATCTCTGCGTTGCCCCTGAATGCTACTATTGTTGCAATACATTGAAAGTGTGCAAATGTTCCTCTTCTCAAAGATATCTTTGAAGACTTTATAATATGCTTACCTTGTATTGCTCCATAACTAGCACTCTCTGGAACAAAATCAATTGGTATACCTACTTGCATCAACGACGTTATTCTAAGGTTTCTATCAAGTTTAAATGACCGTTCTACACCCATGCTCAAAACTTTTGCAAGTTTAGATGATATCCAGGATTCATCATAGTCTAATCCTGGATTATCTCTAGTAAGGATATCTTCTGTCTGTTTAGCAGCATCTAATAGTTGTAATTCGCCACCATCTATAACAGTATTTTTACTCCATACATCATCTGCGTCTACAGTTATCACGCTATATAAATCATCTGATGGGCATATGACATGAGATTGTATTTTACCAACACTCATTGCTATCTCATTTGTTCTATTTATAGTTTGAATAGGTGTATAGGTATAGTAATACTCACTATCCATACCAACCTCTTCCATTACTTCTTTGTCATCTTTACCTTGTGCTAAGTAATATACTGTATATACAGGTGCATCTTTCATCTTTTGAGATAAATCCCATAAGACAAATTTACTACCATCATCTGTTATACAACATTGAAAAAAACCAAACCCTTTGAATATACCATAATGGTCATCTATGTGATCCATAGTTGCTGCAAAATTCATAGGGGGTACAGATAACTGTTCCCCCGTGTATGTGTTTCCATTACGATCATCTACTTCTACTTCTGGTACAGTAATAAATTTGTCAACCAAATCTTTTGCCATATCAAATGGTGACTTTGGATCAGTATTTTGTGCAAGTGCATTACACGACTGAGTCATCATGTTATAAGCATCAACTGGTAAACATACAAAAGCTCCTTTATTAACTTTACCATGATCATATTGACTGTTCTCATCATCTTTCTCTGGCATAATAGTCATATCACCTAATGTATGAACTGCCATCAAATCAACTGCAAATGATTCAACTGGATCTTCAGAATCTTCAGTAGTTAATTCAACTAAGAGTTTCATATTTTTGTGACCATATAAACTATTCTCAACAATATCTTTTTCGCGTATACCAACCTCTATAATAATAGTTTGATATACCATGTTAATATGGTTGACAACATGAACAGCATCTACACAGAGTGAAAAATCAATGCTATCCCATTCAAAGGTGATTCGATAATATGGACTATTTACTACATCTTCTGCCATTGGACACTCCTAAAAACTATTTAGAATTTGTCCTACAATTCTCTTTTACGGCCAATTTGTTGTGTTGTTACGATAATTCTGTTTCGTAGTTTCAATCGCCTTTCCTGATTCTTTTGAGACAAAACGAAATATACTCAGTAACGATTTCGTTAAACCAAACAAAATTGGCAGAACACTATATCTTATGGTTGGAATTAATATAAACATAATGAATGTCCAAACTGCTTGAATTGTAGCATGTATAACTAAAAACATCATAGTTAAACCAGTAAATATCTGTGTACATAACAGACTTGAAGAAAATTCTGGTTCATCTATTTTTTTATTTGCATCATATTCAATTCTAATATTTGGATCAAATCTATCTTGTTTACATATAACTCTCGCGTCTTCACACTGTACATCTCGTGAAGTTGTAATTTTTCTAATGTGTCTGCCAAATTTCTCCATTCACACTCCTGTGTTTATAATAAACAACGTGCTTCCATAAGTCTTTCCTTTCCTAAGCTTTGAACTAAATTAGTCATTTGTTCTCTCGTTAATTGTATTGGGCTATGAAATAAACATGTTACGATATGATTATATCGTGTACGCAATCTTATAGCCACCACTTCTTTTTCAATTTCCTTAGCCTCAACCAACATGGATGACCCTTCATTTCCTAAAAGTTTACATCCCTCTGCACAGAGTTTTGTGCTTGGAGGGATTTCTAAGAAGAAGTCTAAGTATGGTTTACCAGCATCTGGATGATCAAAAGTGTGTGTTCTAAGTCCTATATAATAACTGTGTTGCATTATTGTAGGGTCTGATTCTTCATCATCCCACATTATTTAAGCTCTCCTATTGCACTAATATCTGGAGGAATACAAATCTGTTTAAACTCAGTGCCTGGAAGATCAACTTTCAACGTAGAAGTAATTGCCCATATCATTGGTGTATCTTTCATCCATTCAAATGACGTATAGATTTTTTGTACATCTGAATAGTAATCAGTCAATGACATAACGACACTTACTAAATTATGCTCATCCAATAGTTGTTGAATCTTATTAAACACTGGTAGATGGCTTGTACCACCCCTTCCTTTAATCTCTCGTATTGCATCAAATACTTTTTGCTCATTGGGATTCTTCTCAAAGTAAAACTCTTGTTGCACATCAACATCATGCACTAAGACAACTAACCCATCAAAGTGTCTAATAGAATCCAGTATAATACTGATAAACACTTTCAAGTCATAGTCACTTATTGATCCAGATGAATCAATTGCTGTAACAAATAGTTTTTTCTGAAGAGATCTCAATCGTTTTCCAGGAACTCTAGCATGCTTTCTAAAGAAGATGTTTGGTGTTGACCAAGTCCTTCCTCTAGAAGCTTGTACTGGATATAAGATTGCAGATTCACAAAGATCATGCCAAGGAATATCAATCTTAAATGATTCATCCATATAACTAACAAAAGATCCAGGAAAACTACCTTTGGAAAACGTATTAGTTTTAGAAACCCACAGTCCTCTAGCTCTGTCTCGTATATCATCACACTTAGATGTATCAACATCTCTATCAACTGTACAATCTAAACTAAATTGGTATGTCTTATCTGTTTTCAGATCTTTAACTGTTACTATCTCGATTTCTTTTTCTTCTTGCCCTTCTTCTTTTTCTTCTTTGATTTTGATTTTTTCAGATGACCGTAGAAATCTAGAATTTCCTCCGCCGTCCAATCCTTCCGAATCTTCTCCTCCGCCACTCTCATCACCGCCGCCAGATTGTTTCCCGTTAGAGGACTTCGAGGAAGATGTCCCACATGGAGGGGGTTGACCTTCCATTTTTTGGTCATCTCCCTGACTGTTGGAACTGGAGGAATTATCTGACCTTGGGGAAGAAGAGGCTTTTTCTCCTCCGCCTGACTTGGAGTCGTCATCATCCTTAGTAGACGAGTTAGCCATTTTAGCACGTTTCTCTCCCTGTTCTAGTAAATAATACACTTGCTCGGCGGATGCTTCTGGAAATTGTGCGTGAATATCTTCCAAAAATACAATATCATCTGGGACGTAAATCTTATTTCCAATTTTCCCTTTGATATCAGTAATTGACATGTCTTCCCGAAACGCATCACTCTTTCTATTTTCTTCAAGCTTCAATGCAATCGTCATTATTTGACGATTAACAACGTGATCTGTAGCTAAGTTCCACATATATCGATCACGGCTTCCCATTCTTGTAATGTGATTTAGCATAATATGCATAACTTCATGTATGATATCATAATTGATTTCTTCAACAATGACACCATCTCTAGCTACAAATGACATAGTTTTACCATCTGTCCAAGCTAATACATTACAGGTTCCTAAAGGATTATTGTCTGTTGTATAAAGCTCCTTCTTAATACCATATGCTAAAATACCAAAGTACTTCAGCATATATTTTCCTAGCAAAATAATATTTGACTTTGATACTAAGTTCTCAAATACAGTGGCGTTCATATCGCCTCCTATTTAGAAGGTTTACCACCAACGATTGCTGTTATATTTTTGAGAGATTTTTGTAACTCAATGGGAATAAGTTTCTTTCCAATTAATGCACCAAGTAGCGTTACTCCACCAGGTTGACCTTTGTCCTTGTTTCCTGCAATGCTTCCTAAACTCATTATAGTCATAGCTGCAATTTCGGGACACTTATCAACCATTATGTTAAGAGCTTTGGCATATATTTTGGAATACTTATCTTGTTCAGATAGTATAGCATCATCCTCGGAATCAACATCAGCACTAATATATCTGCGATAAAACTCATAGTTGAGTGCAGCAGAATAACAAAATCTATCGACTGGATCCGTAGGTATAATGATATTACCTTTTATAAATACCTCATCCATATCAATTTTGCTAAAGATATCATAGTGTGTCATAAATCGTTGAGCCGCTGCTGAACTAACACTTCCTTGCAATAAAGCACGGACTGTAATCCTATTTAACTTTCCCTTACCATACTTTGATTCCAATACTGAGATGATATTGAATACACTTGTCCAAGACCTAGCAGACCCGAATGGTTCACTGGGACTTTCCCTCTCTTGAAATATATCATGGTTCGCTTCATTTTGGAAGAATGAAATTCCTAAGGGATGTATATCATGTGGAATAGCAAACGTCGTAAGCCATTGTTGTACAGATGGTACAACATATATAAGAGTACTTCTGTTTTTGATTGCACTAAGTTGTACTTTTGCACCAGCCGCTGAGGTTTCATTGCCTGCTAGTATAAAGATTACATTAGGAGCAATTTTATGTCCATTTAATGAGTAGTATGTGAATACTTCAAATCCAATAGACTGCAAGTCTTCATCACATAAATGCCAATCATCAAACAACACTGCAACCATTTCATGTTTCGCAGCAGCCGTATTGATTTCATTAATCATTTGAGGAACAGACCAAATTGTATTGAGAACAGTATCATCATCTTCCCATCTCAAATCAGGTATACCACCAAACTTTTCCATGCGTTCAAGTGCAGGTGAGTAAGGAAGAAACCCCCAATTTTTAGAAAGGAATTCATGTTCAAGTGTTCTGGTTTTTCCAAGTCCTGGATCACCAATTAACATAAACAGATTAAATTCTATATCATTCAGTCTCAATACTGGAGCAGTATCCATTATCAACTGAATCGCTTCATGCAAATATAGATCTATTCTATTAGCACGGGATGTCATAGTTATATCTCCAGTAGATGAAAAAGTGGGCCATGATAAACACAGCCCACTTCTCACTTAATTCTTAGTTGCTAGAACGTTTCTTCCATGTGCCACCTTCAATTTTCTCAATTGATTTAGTAGTAATTTCACAGATCTTTTCCCAAGTTGGAAGGAATGTAGGAATATCACAGAAAGGTACTACCTTCCGTTCTACATCACTATCATACTTCCGCCAACGAGTCAACCTAAACTTAGGCCTATATCCATCATAACTAACGATCTCAATAATCGTTCCATTCTGGTCAGGGTATTGTTCATTGTCCGGTATCTCAAACTTATGCAATACTTTTTCTAAACTCTTGTCAAATGCCATACTCTACTTTCTCCTTTATCTTTCACAATCCAAAGTAAATATCTTCAATTTACCTAATTCACTACCAGTTCCCTACAGCTTTTGCATTTTCTGTAAGCCATTTATTACCAGCACAATAAGCTCTAATTCCAGCACGAGCGCCACCTTCAGTATGTGCTCTTTTAGCATCTGCATTACGGGTAGCCGCCCCTCTGTTTGCTAGTAATTTATCCTGTTTTTGCTTGTCCAATTCACTACCGTTCATACTAACCTCTCTCTCATGTTGATTAATGCCGGGGGATGCATTTCTGTTATTCCAAGGGCTCTACCTAATTTAATCATTTTAGTTTTAGCAGATTCCAGTGCGTCCTGTTCATATTCATTTTCAGGATAATTCTCAAACTTATCAGGGTTATTGTTTCGTTTTAACATTATACCAATTAACAAATTATACCACCCGCTATAAAACGTAGTATCATTACCATACAATAAATCTAAATCCGCTCTATGAATTTCTCCACAAAGTTTATCTATGGTATCAATATCTACAGCTGGATTTTTATTTGTATAATGTTTATAAACTGCATTCAAATCTAACCAAACTGGAGCAGATTCATATGTAGGTATTGACCAACCATATAGTAGGAAGGATGCACTACTAGAATTGCTTACAAACCCATATCTTAGTTTCATTAGAATACTCTATCAATGATTTCCATCAAATATGTGGAATCTACTTTCTTATCACCCTTTTTCTTGAGGCAATCAATTATCTCTTGGAAGTATGCAAAGTCTACTCCAATAAGCTGCTCCTCTAATACTGCAATATCATTTAAATCCATAGCATTTAATTGCATAGCCATTTTTAGATACTGACCAGCATTGATACACCAATTTCTATTGATGAATTTCCTAGTTCTGATAATACTACATAGAGGATATTTGGACCCTGTGTATCTAAGCTCTCTTGCTAACAATGATTCCATCGCATCTTTTCTTAACTCAAGATGTCCATCCCATGCTTGCCAGTAGCAAGTACAATGAACGAAATCATAATTAGTATGAATTTCATCTGGTTCACCATAAAACCGAGTTACTAATTGAACCTTGTTAGATAGTGTAATTGCATTAGAAGTTATGAACACGGGACGATATGGAGGTTTAGTTTCATCATTTGCATCGTCGGCTGCATCTATGACCCTGTCAACATACTCACCTGCTTGAACAGAATCATTTGTAGGCATTTGTTCAAAGTATCGGTAAGAAGAACCATCTCCTCCTTCACCTGCAAATCCTACACTCTTGATTACAATCTTAATGCGATCATCACATTCCTCATCAACATAAATTGGAATGTCAGTCATATCCCCACCACCAAACTTTGGAAGGATACATTCCCGTTTGAAACGTTCTACATAATACTTGGCTATAAACGCGGCGGCTTCTCTAGTTCTAAAATAAATATCAAAGTCATTTACTTCTTCACCTAGAAGCATGCTGGCAATCGCACCACCAGTTATGATTGCATTTTTAGATGCAACACTACGAACACCTTCATTATCTATTGTCTCGAGCCATTCTTTTACTTTCTTTCTACATACTGTTTTAATCGTTTTTGCTTTCATCTTTACATCTCAATTATATTAAGATTAGATGCAACCGGTTCACATACAGAACGACTATCAATATACCATATATGAAATGTCTCCAAATTCACACATGGGAAATAGTCGCATGCCGGATCTATCACACCATCATCATTAAGTTGGAGAATAGTATCTTCATCATTTTTGAGTTTTGATGCTATACATAATTCTTCATTATCATTCTCTTTATCATTACCCCAAACTACAACTTTCATAAAATAAGTATGGGATAATTTAAAACAATCTCCATCATCTATGTCACCCACGCTAATATTTCGGATATCACCCTTTTGAACATTTACTTTCATATCTTTTCCTTAATTGATGTAGCAATGTACAAGTATAGATTGTACAAATGGCCATATATATTCTTCCCAAATATACGTTCTATCTATATCGTCGGGAGTTAATGAACGAAGGGAGGACTTCCTAAATCTTATGAAGCCCTCCCCAATAATTGGAACACGGAAATAATCTTCTTCTTCTAATATAAACCATTCAATTTTTTCAGATTGAAGTATATGTCTCCTCATCTTTTCCAAGTTAGTGATAAGACTTCGTCGGTTGTTAAAATCTAAGTTCCTGAACATCATATAAAATGAGTCATTATACAAATTCTTAACCATACCTTTGGTAACAACTCGTCCATCACTATAAATGAGTAACCATTTTTTTCTATCAGTTGAAATTATGAGTTTGGATATGATTCCACGTAACTCAAATTCCATAGTTTTATCTACAACTCGCAATGGCTTAGTGCTTGTTATGCTATCCTTTTGTCTGAGTATAACATCATTCTTAGCTAATCCATTTTCACTAATGTAGAAGTCTACTAATCCTGTAATAGTTGTCTGTATATATTGACCTACATCTGGATTATCTCTCTGTATATAACCAATTGCTATGTTCCTCTGCTCTTTATCTGAAGCATCTATCTTGCTTAAATCCCATCCGAGATTTCTCAGGATATTGTAAGCACACGACGCAAAGTCATATTCATAGAGTCCAGATAACAACAATGGAACATTTTGATTAACCATCAATAATTGCGTTAGGCACAGTAAAGAACATGTTCAATATCATGATCTTTTCCATGTAGTTCGGATCAATTGTACAATTCAGCATTTCATTCAAATCACCTCTAGCAGCACCTATGTTTTCCCAAACGGCAGACATCTTTCTAAATCTAGCAGACGTGTTGCTACAAATGATTTTATCGTTATCCTCCAACCGTTCATCTAATGGTCTAAGTACCATTGGTGGAATTTCAAATGTTGGAATCATCTCATCTTCTTTACAGAAGCCAACAGAGAAGAATCTTTGGTTGTGGGTATAATCTTTGGTAAGTCCAAATGCAAAGATTTTCTTTCCTGTCATAAATGGAACGTAACAAAATAATGTACACCTATAACCATCTTCATCTATAGGCTCAGTCATCTCAAGAATTTCAAAACCTGAATTGATAAGTTTTCCATTATCAGTACGGATTTTAATTACTGGAGTAACCCCCTGAATATGAGGGATGACTAGATCTCTATTTGCTAAGAATAGATGACTAAAAACAGGGTCATTTCCAATACTATCAGGGATTGCTAATAATACTTGATTTGCGGCGGGCGATGGGTCAACATCTACTTCTAACATCTTCATTAAAGTAATGTCATTCAATGTACAATAGTTTGCAATTGGAATATTCTCTACTCTAAACGGTGAATCAAACACATCACTAGTTACTTCCTGTTGTATCTCATCCTCTGCTTGGAAGAATTCTTCCAGTTCTTCTTGTATACCTGCTTCGTTAATTCTATCATCCGCTACAGTATCTAATACTTCGGGCATCATTTTCTCCTACAGTCCAGTGGATTGACACAACCTAAAGAACTCTTCTTTGAATGTTTGTTGACCTGGTTCTTGGAATATTCCACGCATAGCTGATGTAATCATACAAGATTCTGGATTTGCTTTAGCACCTCTAGCAATCATACAATCATGCCAACCTTTAACTACCACAGCAACACCTTTTGGATTCAATGCTTCCATAATAATTTGAGCTAAGTCAAACGTAAACGTCTCTTGTAATAATGGTTGTCTTCCATACAGATCTACCATTCTAGTAAATTTGGATATACCAACAAACTTCTTATCTGGAACATATGCTGTCCAAACATGATAACGGACGTTCTCAAAATGATGTGGGCAAATTCCATAAACAACAGCAGGTGATGTTGTGACAATCAACTGATCTGTTTCTTGCTCATCATTCATTGGTGGGAAGTTTTTACCAAGTAAGTCAATACATTCCTGCTTAGAATTGATACCAGCACATCGTTCCAGAATCATCATCTTTGCAATACGTGCTGGTGTTTCTGTAAAGTTAGGATCAGTGGTATTCAATCCATATGATTCATGTAATGCATCCAAAATAGAAGTCCAAGCACGTTCTATTTTAGTCATCGCTCCAACATATCCAAGTTCTACACCTGAAAAACTTAAGGTTGGGCGACTAGTAACACCTGGGAGGAGGGAAGGTCCCTCCTCCAATTCAGTAGCCGCTATAGTTTTAGTTTCTTTTTCAGTCATTTTGTTCTACTCCTACAATGTATCTTCTAAATGGTTCAACGCATCATCAAGTCTTATCTTTACATTATCACATATTTCTGTTGCTTCTTTAACCATTTGTGCAAACTCTGGTAAATTAGATCGATGCTTGATAATTATCAGTTGTGTTGAAAGGTGCATCAATTTAGTTACAAGTTTTGTACATATATGTTGAGCCATATACCTCGGATCATTTATTCTAGTTTTATCAATCATCCTGTTCTCCGCGAATAGATGCTTCAATACATTCTGTCAAATTACTCTTTCTCAAATCATCAGAACTCATATTAAGACCAATGATGTTCAAATATGCCTCCATAATTCTAAGAGACTGAGGGGTATCATCCATATCTTCTGTCTCAGCAAGATCTGGATTTTGTAATACTTGAGCAAGCATCTCTAGTTTCTTACCAATTGAATCCGAATGGATTGTAAGTAAGTCTCTCAAGAATGCTTTACTATCATGTGCTAACCAAGCCCACACTTCCATCTCACCAAGTCTATGTCCACCTTGATGTACTTTACCTCCCATTGGTTGAGAAGTTTTTCTATTGTATGGTCCAATAGATCTTGCTGAGATTTTATCACTTGCCCTATGGATTAGTTTTTCAAAGTATAAATAACCACACGCAATAGGATTCTCAATATCAAATCCACTTTCCGTATCAGTCATTTTATACTTAAATTTGGAACCAACGAGATCCATAGCTTCAATAAGCTTATCGGGTGGAGTAGAATAGAATGGTGGTTGAATCACATAGAGATCTTCGATTGCTTTCGCTGCACCCAGTGATAAATCATGTGCATCCCAATCTTCTAGAATCTTCTCTGTGGCCCATTGATCAGGAGTTACATCAATTACACGCATAAACTCTTCTACCTTACCTCTGATAGCTTGGAGTTCTTGATATGAATGATCTTCCATATCATGCAATTTCTGTCTGAGTTGATATAATGATTCGCCCATGAGCAATTCAAACAACTGTCCAACATTGATACGAGAAATGATACCAAGAGGATTGATGATAACCTCAGGCCGTCTACCATCCTCAAGCAATGGCATATCAGCATCAGGTACAACTCTAGCAATGACACCCTTGTTACCGTGTCTATTTGCTATCTTGTCACCAATACCAATTGACTCCTCGTATACTCCACGTACACGGAAAAGTACACCACCAATCTTCTCACTTTTGAGTTGGAACTTTCCAACCCTTGCTTGATCACAATTGAGAATTGATAGCCCATGTACCTTTAAGAATATCTCCATTCCTGTTTCATCTAAAAATGGTTCAATAGCATTAACTATTCTAGAGTATCTGTTAGTTTGAACATTCTGCATCTTTTGGATTGCGGTAGAGAATTCTTCAATCTGCTTATTCCAAGCATTAGGGAATATTTCAATTGAAGCAATATCACAATCTCTGGGTGCATTCTGTTCTCTACACTCTTCATTAATAGATTCATACCCAGTTTCGAGATCAAGGTTTTTGATCTTAGCGTATGCTTCACCCTTTGTAACACTCTGTCCAATGTCTGGGAATGGTTTATAAGTCCCATCCTCAAGTGTTAGTAATACTTGTCCAGACTCAACATTGTAAGACATATCAATAGTATGAAGTGAAGTAAGTTTCTTTACAACAGATTCTGCTATGACAATTCCATCTTCATAGTTAAAGCCTTTCCAAACCATCACAGCCGTAAAGAGATTCTGTCCTATAGCTAGTTCATCATTTTTAACAAACCTAGATTTACAAAGGGTATCACCAGCTATAAACTCATCATCCACATCAAGGGTAGTCTCTACTATATCAACTGTACCCTGATTCAATGGACGATAGCCAATTTGAAATGCATCTACATTTTCTTCTTCCTCATTATCATATGCAACAATCATGTAATCGACATCTTTATAAATGACTTTACCACCATGCTCTGCAATTTGAAGGAAGTTGGTTCTCTCTAAGTAAGCACCTTCTGTACCAGATCTGATCCAAGGGTTTTCAGCATCTTTAAGTAAGATACTTTGCTTCAACTGATTACTTGCCATCTGCAATCTTGTTGGGTCATCATTCTGCATAAATGGTACTAATGAAATAGGATATGATGTTATGACAGTATCATCTTCTGGTGAAATGAATAACCCATTCTCATCCAATTTAGTAATTGGAACCATGTTATTAATGACACCACAACCTTCTCTATCAGGTGTATCAGCAGCACAAATCAATCCAAGTTGACTTTCATCTAAGTTTCTCAAGTGAGGTGGTACGTTTTCCTTCTTGAAACCACCAGGGCCAACTAAACTACATTGCAATAGACTTGCTATCTCGCTCACTGGATTGTAAGGGAGATTGTAATGAATGATGTGCGCAACATCGTTCTTCCCATTTTTCGATGTAGAAGAACTACAACTATCAAGAACTAAGTTTTGTGGAATCTGAAACTTATCTTTATAGTTCCTAAATGTTGCAACCATTAAGTCATACACTTTATGAATTAATGGTGACAATATGTATTCAGCTAATCTGATTCTCTTGTAACCAATCTCAGTATCACTTCTTGGACCATTCCAAATATGATCTAACAGTTCGAGTAGGATTGAGTCCTGCTTGAAAAATCTCTTACTGAAATGATCAACCTCATAAGCAGCTTTCAATGAGAACAGGATACCCTCTCCTCGTTTATGCTTCTCATTAGGTTTAGTCATGAAATACTCACCAACACGCTCACAACGTTCGTCGTAAGTCATTTCCTGTGCCCATGCAGTATTTGCTAATTCCTCAATCCTTGAAACTGGTTCAGGCTTAGGTCCGCTATGAGCAGCTACGAATGCAGTCCATTCTTCCTTAGTATGGAATGCTGCAAGTAATGTTCCAAAGGGAATATCCTTGTTAAACACTTGTACGTTAATACTTTGATCTCGCCTATTCATATCAACACCCAATGTGATAGCATTGGTTCTAAGTTTTAGCATCGTGCCCTTAGGTGTTTTTCTATAAATGATTGGGAGATCAAACATCTGGAAGATTGGAACCTTGAGGAATCCACCAATATAAAAGAATTGATCGTTAATCAACTCTGGTATTTGGAGATTATACTCATGCTCTTTTCCAGCAGGGTCAGTAAGCTTACATCGTATAACACGAAAGATATGCTTTTTGAGTTCTTCTTTCTTTTGTACTGGTAATGTTTCTATCCAATGCGCACCATTGTATTTCCAACCTTCAATGATTTCAACGGTACCAAATATTGAATCAATGTGTTCTTGTAATGCACTATGATTCCATTCTTCTTTTCTACGATCAAACAGTGTAACATTTTTGTATCTTGGGTCCATACAAAACCTCCTTAGTATCTAAATATAGTTGTCAATGAACTTGGTTCATCTATTGATTCATCAATCAATCCACCAATTATTTTCTGTTTCAGATTGCTGAATGCGCACCCAAGTAACCAAGATGATCTAGATGGTACTTGTAAAATACTGACATACTCTGGTTTTATGTTATCCCTTTCTGGTACTAATCTCCAAAGCTTTTCACCTACCCACATCATAGAAGCAACGATAACCTCAAAGTGAATAGTTTTGATGTCTCCATATTGTCCAAATACATTATAAATCATATGTACTAATTCAGCTGGTGATTCGATGTCTCGTTCTAACAACTCCTTCGGTTTGTGAAATAGCTTTTTAGCAATAGTCATTCCTGAAATGATATCTTCATTCAATCCACCTGCACCTGATCCAGCAGCAGCACCAGATATATGGAATGTTCTCAATACAAGTTGTGTAGCACGTTCACCCACAGCTTGTGTTGCGATAATCCCAATCTGATCTGAGTGTAGGATGTTATGAAGTTTACCATAGCAAGTCTTACATACCCTAGAATTCTTACAGTAAATCGGACTTCTGAGTTTGACTACTTTGCCAACAATCTGTTTATAGTTACCATGAGTAATTAATACTAACTCTCCAGTATCCTTGACTATATACCTCCAAAGATATGACCTAGCAATTTTATCAGATTCAATTTTGACAGTCATACCATCAGTTGTACCACAATCATCATCACCCAACTCCATATTAACAGTTGAGTAAATAAGCTGTCTCGTTAGATACCCAGTATCACCAGTTGATAATGCTGTATCTAACAGTCCCTTTCTGGAACCCCAACAACTATCAAAGAACTCCAGAGGAGATAGTCCTTCAACCAAACTAGATCTAATAAGTCTTGGACGAATTTGGTTATTAGCATCAGCAACATAGCCTCGTGCAAACACCATCTGTCTAGCTTGGTCCCAAGTACCTCTAGCACCTGATTCAATAAACACTGAGAATGGAAGTGCTCTTAACTTAGATTTCAAATCTGGGTCATCATTAATATATGGCATATCAATAGCTGGGTCACCAGACAAATCTTCGTGTGCTATTCTAGTTAACTCTGCATCATACAAATCATCTAATGCTAACGTGTATCCTTTGATGGTTGATAGAGTAAACCCAAGTCTCATAATGTTATCAAGTGTCTTTATTACGTCTGCTGGAGGATATCTCAATGTAATATCATTCAAGATAGAATTGAGTTTACCTTTCGTTACTGATGTCGTAATTACAGGGTAGTCATCTGGCAAACAAGCATTGAACGCATACCTACCAAAAGATAGTTCTTCTCCTTTAATATGTCTAAGTGATTCATCTGAGTCATCAGTAGTTGCTGCATACACACCAAGTATGATATCCTGGTTTGGTCGTGCAACGGCTTCCATATCAGTTGGGGACAACAGGTTCGCCCATATACCCAACTTTGTATGTACATCCTCAATGGATCTTCTAGTGATAGGCATGTACACAGCCATTGCATCACCATCGAAGTCGGCGTTATATGGGTGACAAATCATTGGATGAATCTGGATAGTGTTACCTAAATGGATTCTAACCTTAAAGCCCAACACACCTAAGCGGTGAAGGGTAGGCTGTCGGTTTAGTACACAAACCTTATCTTCACAAAATTCAGACACAATGTCAAAGAAACGTGGATCACTATTTTGTATACTTTCATCAATCAATCTGATTGCTTGGTTATATCGTTTACACACACGTCTATTGACTAAGTGTGATACAAGATTTGGCTTGAGTATCTCTAGCACCATCCAATAAGGCAACCTACATTCATCAAGATGTAGTGTTGGATCTGGTGAGATGACAGCGCGACCAGAGAAGTCCACTCGTTTACCAAGTATGTTTGAACGTATAAGTCCACTCTTCTTACTCATCTTATCCATAACAAAGTCATAAAGCTCAAGGACAAGTTTTTGCAAGTATCGGAAATTAGTGATATACACATCACTTGTACGTTCAACTGTAAATGGAACACTCTTTAACTCATTTGAGATTTTGATTATCTTCTGATATTGTTTGTTGATATCATCAGAAATATAATTACCTCTACTGAGTTTACCACATGGACGAAATTCGGGAGGAATTACCATAACGGTGTTGATCGTGATTTGATCAAAATGATCTTTGATGTATTGTAATTCTGAACGAAGTTCCTCTTTATCATCAACTTCCAATCCTTCTGGAATTTCCATTCTCAAAAGGAATTTGATGTACACTAATGCACCTTCAATTCCCTGGAGGTAAGTAGTTCCTTCTGTGGATTCTTCTTCGATAGCAAGTTTTGTCAGCTTGCCAGTTTCATCAAAGTAATACTTAGACTGGTAAGTCAGCATTTCCATAATGATTCTCTTCAACGCAGGACGTTTACCTGTTAGAAGATAGAAGAACAACGGATTGATAATATCAAAAGGTAATTTGATTTTAGCAAACTGCCTCTTTCTTTTCTCACTTGTAGTGATTTCAACATCACAAACTGGACAACGTGGGTAATCATACCTAGGCCCTTTGTATGAATTTCTAGTACAAGCGCAATGAAATGATTTTATTGGTCCAAAAATCTGTTGGCTGAAGAGGCCTTTCTTCGCAAACTTTCTGTTCTCTAACGGTTTTGGAAATGTTACTTCCGGCAAATGCTCTCCAACCTCATCTAAGTTGATAAGATTTAGTTTCATAGCCTCCTCCTAATTGTTGCTCGATGTTTTATAAAGTTGATTGCACAACTTTGTAATTTATTCGCTTGTAATGCTGAAAATTCTATGTGGACAATCAGTTGTAAATCCAAGTTGTTCCTTTAACCTGTTTAACATACTTCTATGTATTCGCCGTTCATCAAATGCAAATATCTCAATTGGTTCTTCATCATTTACTGAATCATCAGCATTAGTCGTAATTTTAGTTGCAAAAGTTAAACCATCTAACAATACGTAATCATCAGTTGCAGTACATTTTACAACTAATGAATTTCCAATTGGAGGAGTTGCAGTATAAAATGTTCGATATATAGTACAATCCGTTTGGTGATCCTCGCTCCAGAAACTACATTTTAAACTCACATGAATAGCATATAGTTTTTTCATAACTTTACCAACCTCATTTTTCTTCTACCAAATTGCAGTGCATCTTCTTTATTCCACATAAATACATCACATGCATTTGTATATCGTTCGTTCATTGTATCTTGTATCTCGTACTCTCCAAATGTAAGTAGTGATCCATCATCAGTTTTTGCAACTAACAATACTTTAGTTCCATATCCCCATTTCTCAATGATGTCTCTAGAACATGCTATATAATTTGGAGATACATGTTTTCCTGTTGCTGTAATGTTTGGGGTATCATCAGTTTCTTCATGTGAATTAGTGTACGCGGTAGCAGTAACATTCAAAGTCTCTCGACCATCAAGCTGTATGAAAGGTACATTGGATGATACATTTTCTTCTTCGATTGTAAGTAAATTTATAATCAATAACGTATGAAGGTGATTTATATCATCCTTCAATATATTCAACTTACTATTAATTTCAATCTTAGTTTCAAGATCGTCTGTCTGTATAACTTTAAGTGAATTGAATGCAGTTGATATATCTTGGTTTTGATTTAGAACTATGGTAGTCAAGTTTTTAATCATCATATGATTAACAAACAATATACCAAGGATCGCACCAACCATAACACCCTTAGCAAATTGTGCCTTAACGTTAGTCATCCACATCTCCCTTGTCAAATGCATGTACAGTAAAGCCATCTTCCTCAAGATTTGAAATAGAAGCTTGTACAAACTTTTGATCTTCTGGTAGTTCACTTGTCCATTGTGTTTCAGATATTACATCTCTAGCATTAACCTTTAGTTTATTTTTGAAGGAATGTGTTAATGGAAATTCCAAGCCAACCTTGTCATCCTTATCCAATACAACACATTTGTTTATCTTTCGTTCATCGAATTGATTTTGCAATATCAAAATTGTATCGAAGAATAGTTCTCTAATAATTCGATGTAGTGATTCATGTCTATATCTGCGCATGAAAAATAGAGCACATTCTTCATTTTCAAATTCTTGAGCAATACCCATAGTCATATCTGAATGACGCTCATCCATAATCTCTTCAAGTGATTGAAATTCATTCCACAATGCAGAGAACATTGCTCTATATCCATCTGGAATCTCTTTAAAAATTTGATCAAAGTCAGCATCTTCAAATTTACGTTTGATCTTAACTACGAACACATCAACTAAACATCCCATATCATTCTCCTTAATAAAATATAATTCCGTTATCTGGTTTAACTACAAATCTCAAATTTATAGATTCTACACACGTCTCAGGTACAATATATATATCCAATACTGCAATCTGTTCTGGATTTTTAAGCTCAAATATTGCAAGTTGAAAAGGAAGTCCTCCAAGATTTTCACGTGTTTCTATGGTTACTCTGTATCCAAAAAACTTTAAATACCAAGTCAAATATGTAAGTCTACTAGGAAGTTTGAATAATTTCAATGCAAGTTTAGCTTTAAATCGCTCCCACACCCAAGGGTATAAGTCTTCCCAAGTTGCACGCCTCGCATCAACTTTAGTTATTTGTATTCCTTGTGTTTTATCATAGAACTTTTTAACAGTTCTTCCTAGTTCTCTTATATCATTATCACTAACTTTTTTCAGAATATATTGATTAGTTAATTTACGTAATTGTGGTTGCAGATTGTTTACCAAATCCTTTACTTCTTTTGATATACTCATATGTTAATCCTTAATTACAGTCCTGTATCATATCATCCATAGTACCTGTAGTTGTTGTCATTGTAGGTTTTGCAATCCTAGCCCTTACTTTAGCTTTTAACATAGCTCTCTCCATGCTAGGTATTTCAATCCTATCAATAACATTCATCACATCAATATACTTCGGGTTCAATGTAGAGTCTGGAACATATGCAACATA